CAATATAACAAGAGTAACCTTATAGAAGGCGATGCAAATTTTGTTTGGGATTACAACACCAATCTATTGACTGTTAACGGAAATGCTAACGTAGGAAACTTAAATGCATCAAGTGTTGTGTCTGCGAGTCAATATGTGTCTAATATTGCGACTGGTACTGCACCACTAGTAGTTACCTCAACCACTCGTGTAGCAAACTTGAATGTGAATAGAGCTAATATAAGTGATTTCGGATCAGTAACAAATCAAACAACCGGTGTATTTTATCCAGTTTTCGTTACCAGTGCAGTGACCGGTAATTACCAATTAAACGCTAATGCAAATATTACTTTTAATGCCGCAAACGGACAATTTTCAGCTACTAGCCTCACCGGCAATCTAACAACCGCTTCTCAACCAAATATCACTAGCGTTGGAACATTAACCGGCCTTGAAGTAAACGGAAATATTACCGCTGCAAACATTACTGCTAATACAGGAGTGTTTACCGGTAATGCTAGCGGATTGATACAAATTAATGCTAGTAACTTAGCAACAGGAACCGTACCCACAGCAAGACTTAGTGGTAATTATACTATTAATGTTTCAGGTTCTTCTACGACAGCAGGAACAGTAACGACTAATGCACAGCCTAATATTACTAGTGTCGGCACATTAACCAGTCTTATTGTCACTGCAAACGCTAATGTTGGTAACTTGTATTCAAGCGGTATCATTAAATCGGCTTCTAACATGATCGTTGAAGGCGGCGGCAGCGAAGGCGGCCAAATGATTCTAGGTTGGGTAGGAACAACCGGAATCAATGGCCAGGCTAACTCTACTTGGAATATGGATGTAGATAGTTCTAATAATTATCGTTTATTTTATCAGAATGCCACTGGCGGCGTCGGGGTAGCAATTACTGCTTATTCTGCTAATGCTAATGTGTCAATGGGTGCTAACTTGTTAGTAACTAGAAGTGTCGTTGCCGGAAATGTCTATGCTAACTCAGGAACAATAGGTGCAGGAAATATATTAACACCAGTGTTGACAACCGGAGCTAACACTACTGCCGGAACAATAACAGGTAACTGGACCTTAACAACTGGTTCAAGATTGCAATCAACATACGCTGACCTTGCAGAATATTATGAAGCAGATGACATTTATGAACCAGGAACTGTGTTGATGTTCGGAGGCGATAAAGAAGTCACCGTTGCAAATGATGGTACTAGTAAAGTTGCTGGAGTGGTTTCAACTAATCCAGCATATGTCATGAATTCTACGTGCCCTGGTATATTAACTGCTATTGCACTTCAAGGTCGTGTACCGTGCAAGGTTCGCGGTAAGATCAGTAAGGGTGATATGTTGATATCAGGCGGAAATGGCTTCGCAAGACCAAACCAATTCCCGACAATTGGTACGGTTATAGGAAAAGCATTAGAAGACTTTGATGGCTACGAGGGTGTCATTGAAGTCGCAGTCGGAAGATTATAAGGATATAAAAATGGCATCATACGTTTATACAGCAGGTAACGCAGCAACCGAGTCTGCTAATATCGCAACAGATAAAGTGAGAATTGCTACTACCTCAGCAATACATTATGAAACTGGTTTTCCCGAAACAACAGGTACAGGAAACTTAACAACTGGTACTACTAGCGCAACTGTTACGGGAAATGGTACTGCATTTACTACTGAATTGAATATTGGTTATTGGATTGGTAATACAACCGGTAGTACTGTAGGTGTTGTGCAAACAATCACTAATGACGAGACACTAACGTTATCTGCTAACGCAGAAATTGAGCTAAGTGATGAGGGCTTTACTTATAGCCCATATGGCGTTCCATATGTTCAGGTAACTGCTAACAGTGCTATTATCCCAGCTAACACAGTAAATAACAGCATTATAGTTGGGCAAGGGAATGTAGTTGCTTATCTAGAAGTAGATGGTGTTACGTCTGCACCCTTTTCCATTACTGAATTAGGTATGCCACACGCTAATACAGGAACTTCGGGCTACTAATTTTTAGGAATAAAGCTAAATACATTATACGCTCTCATGGGGAGAGCTTATGCAGCACCCACTGCGTAGCGGCTAGAACCCGCATCTTATAAGGAGAAAATAAATGGGTCGTCCACTAAAGATTGCCAAAGCACAGGCAGTCGTAACAATCACAGACACAACCGCTGCTACTGACCTAGTAACAACTTCAGCAAACTTCACTAATCTTGGTATTATTGCAGGTATGCCATTCGTAGTTGCTAGCAACATCGGTGGTCTTACAGCCGGTACACTTTACTGGATTCTTAAGGTAGTTGATGCAGGCGCAAATAGCACATTCACAGTTTCTTCTACCCCACTAAATGCTAACGTGAACAATACTCCGGTTGATTTATCAACTGCATCAGGTACAGTATCAGCAACTATTGCTCCAGTTGATATGTACTTTGACAATCCAAATGGTCCTGAATGGCCAGCAACAAATGCAAATACTTATTCAGTAGTTGGTGGTAACACTTCACTTTATGGTAGTCAGGTACTTTGCAACGTTGCAATAGGTCAGACTGGAACCGGTGTATTATATGCTACTGATGATAGCAATGTTGTCGGCGGGCTAGGTACTGATTTAGCTAATGTTGCTGCGGATTCTGTAATTCAATATGTTGCTGCTAACGGTGCAGCCATCACACTAGGTTATGTTGATACCGCAACCGGAACCGCTAATATTGAAATCTCAAACGCAACTGCAACTGGTAATTTCTTGACTACTGTAGGTAACGCAGAAACATTATATGCAAATCTTCCTGTAACTATTACCGATGATATCGGCGGCCTAACAGCAGGAACAACTTACTTTGTTAAGGCAATTCCAAATGCTTCTGCATTCACTGTGTCATTGACACCTGGCGGCGCAAACGTAGGTCTATCAGACGAAGATGCAGAATCTTATGCACTTCAAGATACTACATTGCTAGTAGACGATGCAGCAGCTAACATTTCTGGAGCATCATTCATCTATGCAACTCCAGAAGCAGGTTACATTGTTCGTCAGAAGGGCAAGCAGAAGTATCTAGTAAAGGGAACCTCATCTGGTCTCGTAGGACAGTGCTACACTGCAAATGTTGCTAACACTGCTATGCTTCCAAACACAATGACTATTACTGCAACTTATGCTAATGCAGCAACTCAATTGGTACAGAGCCTCAGCGATCACAATACTGAATTGTTCACTGCGACTTCTGGTCCAGTAGCAACCGGCAATATCGTTCTACAGAACGCTTCTCCGGCTTATGCTACATTCAACAGTGCTATCGCTGCAAATGCTGCAAACGGTCAGCCTTATCCAATTGTAACAATTGACAAAGCATAAGGAATTAAATTATGGCTCAGCCTTCACCACATTATGCAAGTGCCAAGACTGAGACAGAAGTTGCCATCCTGCAGGTCCAGTATCAGAATCTAACTGAAAAAGTTGACGATTTGAAAGCTGGCCAGCAGGACTTGGAAACGCATATTGATGCTCATATGGAAAAAACTCACAAGCTAATTTCAAGAAGAAAACAAAAGACAGCATGACGAAGTTAACAAGAAAGTATCGGCGCTTGAAAAGTGGCGCTGGATGTTAATGGGCGCAGGCGTGTTAGCTGGCGCATTAGGCTGGCCAACACTACAACATCTTTTAGGAATGTAATTAAGTAAGACTGTTAAGTTTTTCTATTACGATATCAATATTAACTGTTGAAAACAAACCCGGATGGAGTGGCTTAGGATATAGGCCACTCCTTACCCATGCATAGCCACAATGTTCATCATTTAGAATAGGTACGAATTCATCTTCTACTCTACAGAAAAAAGTATGATACGTGAAATTATTATTGACGAACTTTTGTATTGGGATAAGTTTGAAATTTTCATCATAGAATCCCATTTCTTCGTTGCATTCTCTAGCTATTCCCTCAAGCAATGTTTCGTCGTCTTCTATTTTCCCACCTGGTATACTCCATGTAGGATTTTTAGTATCTGCTCTCAACAGATACAGGTACCTTCTAGTTTTGTTACTGTAAAAGAAAACGCCAGCAGCTTGCATTATATTACGATTGAATAATCGCCTTCGTTATACCAGCCTTCATAGCTCTTGATCCACATTCCCTCGTTGGGTACATATCTATATTGAATGTTAGTGGTGAGATTAGTAACAAACTCTACAGTAGTTGCTAATTCACCGGAGAAAGACACTTCCCATTGCCCGGTAGTAGCATTGTATTCAATAATATCATTTGCTTGAGCAACTAAGTCGCCCCAGGATACTGTAGATGTGTCATCATCCCCAATATTTTCTACTATCAAATATCTCTTTCCGGGAGTTGGTCCGGGCAATCCTGCGTTAGGCCCGGTTAATAATGGATTGATAATACTGTCAACCGGATCCAGTGTATTTTGTGGTAGAGTATCAGGGTCAATGTTATAGATCAAGAATCTATCATCAACTGGATTAGGAACAATAGTACCTACGATATCGTCCTCTAGATATGGGTTTTGCAACCAGATTTGACTGATTCCGGGGCGAACCTTACCGTATACGTTTAATAAGCTAGACCAGTATAAATCACTGTTGGGATTTACTGGCTGCTCCAATGAACTATTGGGAGGATAGAACGCAGTAGCATTTGGTAACAATTGCAATTGATTACCTAATAACAGTACCTTATAACCATATGGACTAATCTTCTGTCTAGTACCTAATAACAAGTCTTCATCTTGGATATCATCTAATGCAGCACCTCTAAAAATGCTATTGATGACTTTATGAATAACACCCATCTTTTTAAGTTTACTAGATGTAGTAATCCAGATAGGCATATAGAATTTCCAAGTCATAACGTCAATGGGATTACCTGTTCCCTGAGGAATAGTTCTACTAGTGAAGGTAAGGCCGTCTTGGAATACTGCACTCAATGAAGTCCAGTCAACAAAGTTATCAGTACTTTGTAATTCTAATGCAGGATTAAACAATGTACCTAATTGCTCAATTAATTCTAATTTTTGATTATAGTTTGTAGTCCAGAAATCTACGGTAATACGTAACGTATATGGAACAGGCATCAATCGTTCAATGGTGAATGCTTGCCCCTGAGTTGTTTCATAATCCTGAGTTTCTTGGTTATATGCTCTTTGACGAACATTGACCTTATCAACGAATGTGGGTTCTTGAGTCCACTTTTGATTATATTCTAGTCCACTAATGTAATACGTTATCATCGGCGCGGATGGCAAGTTGCTAGCCGAGTTATTAGCAATGATAGTTGCAGCTTGTCTAGAACTATCACCATACATAATTGGCACACGAACTAAGATATCATTACCGTTCGGGTCTTTACCCTTAGTAACATACCAGTTGGAAAATACCTTTGCGAATTGGATTAAAAACCGGCGGATTTGATTATCATAGAAATATTGGCTCAACTTATTTTTCCTCTGTATTATGATATTTATGAAATCTATTGAATGCTGGTTTAGGAATAGATCGTTCACACTTATTACAATAGATTAACGTTTTGTTGGGATCAGTTCTAGTTGACCTATTGAATGGATGGGTTTTTTCTTTTAACTGTTGATTAATTGATTCCAATGTTTTTTTCCTATTTTCGGGATTAAGGAAGGGATGAGTTCCGTCCTTTAATTCCTCCATCGCTCTTTCCCTCATTCTATTACGGTGGGTGTCTTGTTGAAGATGATGTATGCCTTGTTCAACTAATTTTTTGTGCGAAGCACTCCGCTTCTCAATAGTTTCATTAGATGCCTTTGTTCCGTACAACGGATGGTTTTTCCCTCGCCTATTAACAGATTTTCTT